AACCAAGTCCTCTGCTCCACAACGAATGGCAGACACCTTGGACAACAATTCTTCTACAAAACAGAATTGACTAAAAGCCGAAGCTATAAAGCCTAACATCGTAGAGATTGTTGCAATAAAAATGCAAATACTTTTACATAACATATAGATTTTATAATACATTTTATTAATTTCAAAATTTGTAACCACTGATTTTTATGAGATAGTACAGTTGGTCAAACTGCAATACCTTTGCGTACAAAAATGCTGCTTCGCAAGCGTCTAGAGATAAATGACGAAAATTTCTCTATCCGTAATCAATACGAAGCCCCCTCTCTGTTCTCCGTGGAGACCTGTCTACAATTGGGGTGAAAAGACTTCAAAATTTCTGGAAAACATCGATACAACTCAATTAAGAGCTGAAATCAATCTCTTCCTCTGAAACACCGCAAAATTCTGTGAAAAGTTTCAAATTCTTGTTAACATAATCGTCAGAATAATCAGATTTCAGGATTTGGGTCATTTCATCATATGGAATGAAATTTACAACTCCTCTCAAATCATCGTTCAATTCAACAATATTTCGCAATTTCTGTGAGAACTCCTCGTACGCAACACGCCCATAAAGGTACTTGTCGCGAAGAGCTCCATCAGTATAAGCTCCAAATTGTTCTGAAAACGATAATGGAGATTCGTTCGGTTTCTTAACCCAGTGAAACCTTTTCAAAATAGAATCTTCTTCAATTGGTCCTACGATAATGTCAAGAGCTTCGTGCTTTACAAAGCCTCTTTTCAAAAAAGATATTTCTCCAATACCAATATAAGGACGTGATTTAGAACCTTTGTCCGCCATCGTATAACCAATATCCAATTTTTCAAATTCTTTTTGACACGTAGTGTGTGTGTACCAAGAGCAATGTCTTTTTACAGACATTGCGTTATCATCTCCATATGTACCCAAACGAATATTTTCTGCAAATTTTTCTTTAATATTGGGCATCATGGCATAATACACATAACGCATCATAATAGAATTACAAATGCTGTTCA